AACTTCACTTTACTGGCGGATGCCATACTTGCTTCTCCTCTCTTAAAATCCATAATAAACGAGCATTTTCAAGCACTCTGGCTTCGTCGCCATCGTACGCTTTCAATACAGCTTCGTACATCTCTACTTCGGTATTGCAGTCTGCTAACAACTTCTTGGACTTAACAGGACCGATGCCCTGCAGTCCAATAATGTTGTCAATCTTATCGCCGGTAAGAATCTGAAGATAGAAGTTACGGATAGCGTCTTCTTCGGTAACGAAGTATCTCTCTTCCTTAACAAAGTTGTAATGATTACCACGAATCATATTGAGGTCTTTGTCAATACTGACAATGATTGTCTCTTCTGGTTCGTGGCGATAGGCTTCAATGCCAATCGCATCATCTGCTTCCATACCATCTACGACTTCAAATCCCCAAGCTCTTTCCATGTACTCACGAAGCAATTGATAATGATACGGCTTTGCGAGAACACGGTTGCCTTTATATGGCGCTGTTGTGGCAAGTTCGTTTCTAAAGTTTCCCTTACCGGTCAAGTAGCCCCATGTTTCGGTGATGCCGTCTTGTAAGATGAGATTATCCAAGAATTCAGATAGACGAGCTAACGCAAACTCTGCAGGGTCTCCTTCGGATGCGAACCCGAATCGATATACAAGAATATCGGCATCAACTAAGGCGATCATAATGGAATGTCATCCTCTTCTTCAACGGCTTCCTCAGAGTTGTAGACTTTGAGATCGTTGATGATGATTTTGACCAAGGAAGGAGAAACCCCTTTCTTGTTCTTCCAACTCCACTCATAAGGCTTAATCAATGCAATTGCCTTTGAGCCATTGCCGACAATATCCGTAATCTCGTTACCGGACTTGTCAACAGGCTTAATTTCGTAATTACTCTTGGCGGTAATAAACCAGCCCTTCTCAGGCTTGTCTTCACGATTGCGTGGCTCTAAACCAGCGTCTTTCAACGCTTGCACAGCATTGTCGCTTAGGTTTGTCAAGTCCACTTGAAACTTACCTGACATCTCGTTCTTCTTGTTAAAGAACGCCCATTGAACTTCTGCTTCTACTTTAATCGGCTTTTCAATATTTGCCATAATAACTCCTTGTTATACTGCGGTTGATAAGATACAGCTTAGTGATGCTTTCCGGAGAAAGCCTTCATTTCATCGATCCCGTCCATTGTTTCTTCGACTAGTCCGTCTGCGGCTGCGATTAAGCAGTCAAGGGTAGTCTCTAAATCAACAGAGGTTCCGATAGAAAATGTTCGATCGGTGTACAAAGTAATAATGACCTGACCTTCTACTTCTTTATCTTCTAGTGGGTTTGTTGCCATGTAGCACCTATCTTGTATTCCCCTGTTAAGGGGCAATTCATTTTAAATTCCAATCCAGCATTCTGTATTGCTCGAACACCGGACTGACCTACTTCTTCTGCAAACTGCTCAGGCACTTCTACTTGCCATTCGTCGTGAACATTAGCTACGAATTTAAACGGTATTTTCCGTTTTGTCAAGTCTTTATTTAATAAAATCAATGCTTTTTTCATTACTATCGCACCAGCGCCTTGCAATAGCGTGTTGAGCGCCGAATGCTCCGACCGAACGAGTAACTTGCGTCCGTCAAGGGCGAGAAGGACACCCCTCGCAGCATACGCTTTAGCCACTTTTTCTCTGAGCCTTTCGAGCTTCGGCGTGTTGCGTAAAAAATTAGTAATGAGCTTTTGTCCCTCTTTCGCTGAGCCTCCAACAATCGACCCGATCTTGGCAGCTCCTGCGCCATACAGGAAGGCATAGATAAAAGTCTTAGCTTGATTCCTCGTTTCCAGTCCTGCCGCTGTTTGATTGGCTGTGTGTATGTCGCCGGATACAACTTCATTCGTATATTCATTGTCATTCATGTAATGAGCCAACATCCGCAACTCTAAACCGCTTGCATCGATGCCGACTAGCTTACATCCTTTCTCAACTGTCCAAAGATTCCTACATTCTGCACCGTAAATAGCGCCTGTGTTAGGCACTTGCGCCATGTTAGGACTGTGATGAGTCATGCGTCCTGTGACAGCCCCATTGGTGATCACTTTGCCATGCACACGACCGTCTGCTTGGATGTGTTCGATCCAGCTTTCGATCTGTGCAATACGCTTTTGTAGCATCAAGTACTCGGCGATTGCTTTCGCTTCGGGGAAGTCGAGACCTTCGAGCGTGGTTTCGTCGACGATGACGCTGCCTTTTTCGGTGTACTTACTCGGCTTCCAGCCTTTTTCAATGAGCCTTTCTGCGATTTGCTGGCGGCTACCGGGGTTGAATGGCTCGATGATGTCTTTAAGCGGCTTGCCGGTTTTTTTGTGGGTGCGACCAGCAGTGATGCGGGGAGGAAAAATCCTTTGCATTTCAACCGTAATAGCGTCCAACTTAGCTTTAAGTTCAGCCAGTAGTTGCATAGCAGCCGGTTCATCGAACTTGAAACCGTTTCGTTCTTGTACTGCGATGATTGCTTGAACTTCATGTTCTAACTCCTGTGATTGTAGTGAAAAATCTTGTCGCTTTAACTCAGCTTCAAGGTAGTTGTAAATCCTGTGTAATACTTCCACATCTTGCTTGCAATACTGCACCATCTCGTCCAACGACTGCGTCTGTAAATCAAAGTCATTAAACTCACTCTTCTCGATTCCTAGCAACTTCCCTAGATTCGCTAGGCTGTGACCGCCTTCGAGACTTGGATTTAGTAAGCGGCTTAGAACGAGTGTATCTCTGACTCTCTTCAATGTAATCTGACATTTCCATAACTTGTTCAGTAAGTAGAAATCGAATGCGATCCCATTGTGAGCCACTATCAAACTCGCTGCCTTTATGTACTCCGACAAGTCTTTTGCTTCTTTCCATATCCGTACCTCTTGTGTATCTAAATCCTTTGTAACAACGCACCAAATCTTGCTATGATCTAATGTGGTTTCGATGTCCAATAATAGTCGCATACAGTTATCTTACTTTATGTGCTAGGTTTTTGTCAACAAATATTAAATTGGAACCGCATTTAATTATAGAATAATATCCTACATTGTGCATCAATGTGCGGATGTCCTCTTCGCTGTAGGGTTGAATCTCAACACAGATCACCTTAAATGGATAGCGTCGAAAGTCAATGCTCTGTAACACCGCAAAATCCATGCCCTCGATGTCAATCGACAGAAAGTCCGGTATTCGTCTGTGATGCAGGATTTGCTCTACGGTAAAGATCGGTAACTGCTTAACTTCGGTAATCGCAAACTCAGGATAATCCATCACAAAGCCTTCGGCAACCTCCTTAACGAAGCTATTTCGACCAGATTCACCATCAATCATGTAGAAATCTTGAAATCCTGACTTAATACCCACACCAACATTAAGGTTAATATCTTGCGGTCTCTGCTCTAGGAATAACCTATGAAGTTTAGGATTTGCCTCAACATTAATACCACGAGAACCAGTATCATAAAATAACTTAGTATTACTGATGGTTGTAGGATGGTGTGCTCCCAAGTCCAGATACGAAGGATTAGCAATACCGAGACCATGAAAGATAGCACGAATAATAATGTCGTCTCCGTGTTGTGCATAAGTTTTATCTCCAAATAATTGATCAGGATGAGCCATTAATGTAATCCTCTTTCAGCACTATTCAGTTGGTAACGAAGTGCTTGTATCTCCGCCATCGCTATCGCTAATTCCGATAGATTCTTTATTTGCTGATCCTGTAGCTGTTTTATTTCGGCTTTCAGCTTTTCTACTTCGCACAACACTCGGTCTTCCGTTGTCCAAGTTGTCATTTGATTCCTCCATTTCCATAGGTTGTTCCAGTTGAACAGATTCAGTGGTGGACACTTCCACACCATTTTCTAACTCCTCAATATACTCTTCTAAATACTGTATATACTCCTTTTGCTTATACAGTTCCTCAATACATCCTTGTGCTAACTCAAATACTCTTTTTGTTACATCATCCACGAAATCATTCCCGATAAGTAAAAAACTACCGCCACCAATTCCACAATCAAAAGAGGGTTATCTCGCTGTTTCCATCCTGCCCAAGCCCACATCGCACTACCAACCGCACTGAGAACAATGTTAATCGGGTAATAGTTAAAGCTGGTTAATGCAATACCGGCTAGGCAGAGGCAAGTCGCAACCCACTTAAAAACTAGCATATTGTGTATCGACTAATTCGACTTCCTCATCTACTAGTTCATAATCCGCTTCCTTAACATAGTCCAGATTGTCGTAGCATTCATCGTCAGAGTGACCGAATGAAGTGACTAAATAGGTCTTAGTTACTTTAAATGTTGCCATCAGTTCTTTACTCATCATTCCTCCATTTATCAATAGTTAAGTCTAAAGCAGTGCCATCAAGCCATTCCCATGTTGCCATCTTGTTATCGCATATTACCACAATCGGCGCATAGGCATTCGGCGGAACATCCCACGCTGAGTTACGAAGCCAAAGATAGCGTTCAGCGTTATTAAAGATTTCTTTATTATCCTGAATCCTACTAAAGACATCTTTATTTAGCTCACGCAAACGCTCGATTTCGTTGCACAGATCGGTGATGATCTTACGGGTAACATGATACTCGTCATGCGTTGCATACTTCCTTGCTTTATCTAAAAAATCCTCACTCATGTCGTGCAAACTCCTTATGTAATTCAGTCCGTTTTTGTTCAGCTATTTTTGCCGCTTGTTCCATCGTATCATGAACTCCAAAATAATAAAACTTATTGTTGTATGAAAATTGTACTTTCCATTTTTTACTTTTCCTACACCAACTAACATTCTTTATTCCGCTTGTGTTAGTTTTTCGCATTGGTTGATTTTGTACATTTTGTGCAAAAGTAGCTTCTCGTAAATTTTCAATACGATTATCTAATTTATTTGCGTTTTTATGGTCTGTGCATTTTGGAAAATAGCCGTGGTGCATACAGAAAATAAGTCGATGAACCAAGTATTTTTCATTGTTAATCTGCACAACTTTATAACCGTTGTTACTTATATAACCGGCTTCCTTTCCTTTAGAAGTGCTACCAGTCGCTACTTTCCAATATAGTTTTCCGTTATCGTATTCAAATAAATTATTTAATAAATCTGCCGTAATGTAATCATACTTGCTCATATCGTCTCCTGTATCTCTAACATTCTTCCGGTTGATGGGTTATACAATAAATCACAAGCACCGCCAGTGTAACCGCTAAAGCGATTCTTTAAAACCCTAACATGAGTAGTGTTTCTCTCAACCATGTCAGTGGCTTGTCCGTTACGCTCAAGACCGATCACGATGTCCGATAGCTGTGCAATCGAGCCTGAACCACGCAGCTGAGCCAGTGATGTTGCAGCGCCTTCCTCGTGTCCCTTGCTTTCGGGACGCTTCAAATGCGACACACAAATAAGACTGATGCCGGTTTCCTGAACCAACATCCGTAAGCGGGTCATAATAGCATCAAGTGCCTTGCGTTCATCCCCAACATCGCCACCACTAACAATGATACTAATGTGATCCAAAACCACATAACCACATCCAAGTCCTTTAGCCATATAGCGAACCCGATTGACAATATTGTCAAGAGTGCTACTACCGAAATGATCAAAAAGATACAAGCGATCAGTTCCCAAGGTGCGAGTAAATCCATCTCTAAGTTCCTCCTCTGTTACATCCACATCTGGTAAGTGGATTGGTTTGTTCAACGCTAGTGACATCAGCGATCGTGCAGTCTTACGCACTCCTTCTTCCAAGAACATCATGCCGATATTGTCCTCGGTCTTCGAGAGAATATGCCATACGATCTCACGCAAGAACTGTGATTTGCCCAAACCTGATCCGGCAGTAATCATCACTAACTCGCCTTTGCGAATGCCATAGGTGAGTTTATTGATACCGGCATAAGGATAATCGACTTCTGCCTTGTCAATCGGCTTAGATACCACATCCCACAGCGTAGAGCCTTGGATGATGCCGTCAGGCACATATTGCTCTGCCCTCCACCAATCGTCCACGAATTCCTTATCCGCCTTGATTTTGAGATAGTCTGATGCGTCTTTCAATCCTGTCCGCACCTTCATCATCTTGACTTTGCCACCGAAGAGTTCAGCAACAGACTGCATCGCCTTCTGACCGGCTTCGTCACCATCAAAGCACAGGACGATGTTCTCGAATGAATCAATGTATTCGTATTGTGCCTTACAGTCCTTCAGAGCCGCAGAAGCGCCGTTACGGATGGATACGACCGGATACTTCGCACCCATCATCTGAAACGCTGATAATGCGTCTAGTTCGCCCTCGCAAATCGTGAGGTAGCGACCTCCTTTCGGGAAACAGTTTTGACCAAATAGCATCGTAGAGTTAAAGTCACCAGCAATCGAAAATGATTTAGAACTGACGACCCTAATCTTAATAGCAGATAACACACCGTCATTATCGAAGTAAGGATAATAATGTTTATTAACATCTTGTTTAACTCCGTATTTTAGGCAAACAGCCGAAGAAATACCACGATCACTGATAGCAGAAGCAGTAGCATTGTCATAAAATTCTAAGTCCTTATTCATAGGTTTAATTTCTCGTTTAGTAGTTACGGCATCGCCATCGGTATATGTTTCGCATACATGGCAGTAGGTATGCCCATCGTCATACAAACTATTGCCATCGCTTGATCCGCACCGATCACAGGCGATATGTTTAATGAACTTACTTTTTTCCTTTAGCATCTTTCTTATATCCTAATTCTGATTGATCACGATGAGCCATCATAGCCTCGGCAGAAATGCGAGATACTTCCTCTTTGTAGGTCTTCACAGTGTCATAGATGAACCACATAGTCCCGCTACTAAGGTCATCCTGATCCGATGCTGCCAAAGCCTCTAACACATTCATAAACGATTCTAAACGATACTCTAAGGTATCTAGGTTATTGCTAATGTCGTAATACTTAGTCATATATAACTCCTAGGTAATAAAAGTAACATAAATGTATCCTTATAGGTTATAAAGTAACGCTAATGTTACTTTATATCTATAACTCCTTGCATCTTAACCCGATGCGGGTATTCTCTCTCAATCCAAAAACAACGATAAGTTCCATTCTTAACGCTTAACCAAGCGTCATATCGCTGATAAATGCCTTGTGCATCATAGCATCCATCATGATCCCATTCCATACGACCGGCAATATAGCCTACTAAAATACCGAAAGCAAACGCACTAAGGATAAATGCTCTTACTAAAATAGACATTCTCCAAGCCTTTCCCAAGCAGTCCTAAACGGATTCGGTTTAGTAATCTTGTTTGTTTTAATCCAAAAACTAGGGTCTAACTTACAATGTGCCAATGCTTCTTGACGACTAGCAAAGCACCGCACAATTTCGTTATATTCATCCCTAACTTCATAGCGTAGCTTCATTTCTCACTCGCTTTCTTAAATGCTTCTTTCCAACGGATTAACTGTTCTTTCTTCCATTCATCACGCAGTTCATAATTGAATCTCAATACACCTTCATCTGTTTCACAATAGTAATCAAACGCTTTATTAAGTTCCTCATCACTTAACTCTTTTATTTGTTTCACATCACTAGCGTGATGCGGAGTGGTGTAGAGTGGAATGCCACGACCACTAACATTAAGGTCATATACATCGCTATGTTCTAAATAATCCATCCACGCTACTGGTTCAGCACTTTGTTGTTTAGTTAAATCAATACAAGCGTTTTGCATTTGAAATAGGCATTTTTCTAACTCCGCTATGCGGTCTGCTTGTTGTTTAATTATTTCTTCAAGCGTTGGTGCTGAATACGCTTGTTGTGCTTTTGCTAATTCGTATGCGTTCATTTTTTCTCCCTGTGTTCTAGCGCCATCTGATAAGCGTGGTATAGCCGATGGGTAATGTTTTGTATGGTGTATGCCATAAACTCATCGCTTGGATTTTTTTCCCCTATTCCCTGACAAAACATCTGCCAAATATGCACGGCTTCATGCACTAACAGCACTGCATTTTCAATCGGATCTTCATTCTCAACAAGCATTACGATGCAATCCGTTGCTTCTCCATTACACATAGCAAACTGACATTGTGCACCTTTATCAGGAAAAGCGTAAGTTAAATGTTTACCTTCTTTAGCTAACTGCGCTAAAGCCTTGTTATAAGCCTTTTCATCGATACATAAACACCAATTAAACAAACGGATACCTATATCATCACTAAGCCACATTGGCTCTGTTTTAGGATCAAATTTCATTCTTCAGCATCCTCCATCACAGCCCTCTGAACAAGTCTATTAACCTTATCAGCGATAGCGACATCCAAATCCGCCATAACTGTATCGTAGCCATAATCCCCGATTAAATCGACCATATCCATCAATATGAAATGGTATCGTGCTTCTTCGTTGTGCGACATCATTATTTATCCTCCTGTTCTTTCAAAATGCAAAGGTGTCCAAATCATTCTATTCCGTATCGAAGAATATTGCCGAGTAAACTTAGTTAAAGAAATAGATCCGTCACTATGTTTGCGTATGACAAAATTATGTGTTCTATTTTTGTCAATAACTCCAAATATTTCTACTACATCAGATATTTTTTGAATTGGCTGCATAATTCGCTTGTTAGTTTTAATAAAATTCATAGCACTTTACCCGATAGTTTAGACAAAAAGATTCTTATTTCCTCTTTGAATCTTTCATCGTTAGCACGAAAAAGATAACATAACTTTTCTAATTGCTGATTAAATGATTCTTGATCAAATTCATGATAACTATTGACAACAATAAAACCATCTTCAATTAACATATCCATCAATTCATCTTTGTTAAAGTCATCTAAACTTATTTCCACTTCGACATCTACATCAGTTGATACAGTTTTATAAATGGTAGACATAAACTCTCCTTGTAATAAATCCGACAATATCACACATCAGTAATAAAAACAATGACATAAAAACAACACATTACTATTGACAAAATTCTAAATTCATGCTACTCTCATCTATATAGATAACTATATCGTAGCTTTTAACTATGTATATAACATAAGAATTATTACTAAGTTGTTATACATCATAGGTCTTCATTGTCGTCATAGTCTGTATAGTCGCCGTATTCGTCAAAGATTTGATCCATTGAGGGCATATCAGCTTCGTGTAGCAAATCCTTCCTATCGATTGTCGGAATCAATACATCCAATCCGGTATAACAATCTTGACACATATCCAAATATTGACCGTCTAAGGTCTTCCTAGTGGATTCGTAATCGTTTAATAACTTATCACATATTGTGCAGTGCATCATTTCACCTCGTTAATTTGGTAGGTTTCTTCTTCGCCATAAACAACCTGAGAATGCTTGTAATCCACATTGGCAAACTTCTTATATGCCTTATGCTCGGCTTCATCCGCATCTTTAGCGTTTACCTCGATTGTGTAAACCGTTGTTTCATTCCTAGCAATCAAAACTTCATACTTATTCATAAAACCTCCTCTATTCGATTAAAACATAGTAGATGATACCTACCCCTTACCTACTCTGAGAAAACCCCGTATACGCTGTTTTAGAGCGTTTTAGAGGTATTCGTAGGCATAGCATAGCATCACTCCTGTAAGATGATATACAACATAGGCTAAAATTAGGTAAAAACAAGCCCACCAATATAGTGTTTTCATAGTTTCTCGCAGTTTATGTATTTTCCATCATGGCAAATAAAGCAAACCATTGATCCATTTGGGGTATCTATAAGGACACTTCGACAGGCATAAACCGACCCCATAAATGACATAAATGTCAATAAAATCAATATCTTAGTTTTCATAAGTATTTAGCCTCTCTTGTTCTTGTTCAAGCATCATATAAAAGTCTTGATACCAAATCTCAAACTCGTGAGCATCGTATTGCTCTCGAAATACAGGATCGTCTAAGCGCATTTGGTGAAACTCAAAATAGTAATCGAATTTATTCATGATTAGCCCCGCTTTCTAATTCTATAACCCGATACTTAATAATATCCTCTCCATTTTCAGGTTCTAGTAATTCATAAACGGCATCGGCAAGCCATTTATCAGGATAACTATCCTCTTGAATTTTTACTATCAATTCTACTTTATATGTTTTCATGATTGTAATTCTCCTTTACAGTTAAATGCCTCTCTCGCATTGTGAATATTAAGCCATAAATTAAATAATTCCCCATCAGATAAACGCCATAAATGTTTTTGGTATTCCGGATCAGTTTTGCCTTCTAAATACCCTAAATCGTGCCATATCTGATACTGTAATTCTGCTCTAGTCATAATTATGCCTTAATTAAATTATTAGTAATGAATAAATCCACCGTTGAATCGTCTTCCCATCCCCAAATCTCTAAATGACTGTAAAAAGTATCAAAATCAGCGTCTTCTGGATTGTGATTATTGACAATGATGCGAATATCTGCATTTTCGTCAATCCCTCGATCTTTTAGTGCTTTCATAAAATCTTTAACTTTCATTTTAAATCACTCCTATCGCAGTTAAGTGCCACATAATCTGGGCAAACACAAATAAGACTATACCTAAAATTATCATGTGCCAATTCTTTAATTGCATGACTCAACCCCTTTCAAACTGTCTAATGTTGCCGTGCCGTAATGCGTCCCAATATAAGCAATAACTTCTTTACCATCAAAATTAGTTATGCAATAACCATAACCACTATCAACGGCAGTCTTACAAGTAAACCCATCAACCCTGATTAAATAGCGTGGATTACCGTTTAAACTACTAGGCAAACGCTTTAAAACTTCGAGTTTGCCCTGATGCCTAGATACATTTTTCATAATTAAGCCTCCGGATGATTGTTTTCAAAGCAAGATTGTGCTAAGTCAATAAGCATTTTAGCCTCGGATTTGGTTAAGCCTCTATGCTCGGCAAATACTTCAATGGTTAAGTAGTTGTTTACCCAATCCGTGTAATCCTTAAATAATTGCTCTCTTGTAATCATAATCAAGCCTCCAATTAAATTGCAACATTGTCTAAATAGGTGATGCCTTTGCGTGTAGCTACATTAACCCCTAAAGCCCGTAAGCGTGATTTAGTGGTATTTGTAGGATAGCGTCTTAGGGTATCAACATTCGTCATTGTAAAGCCGTTATAAGTGTTTACAATCGCTATTTCGTGTCCGTGTAAATAAACGGCTACATTGGTATTATCAATCGGCGATACGATCGTGTTTGTCATAGACCAACGCTTTTGACTGTGAATAGCCTTAATCATTTCGTTTTCAATTTTTCTCATTTGTAATTCCTCCAAAGTTAGGATACTGCTAGGTTTAAGTTTACTACTAATTTAAAGCGTTGAGTAAATTTCTACTGAGTTTCTAAAATCCCCTTTCATAATCTTAAAATGTGGATATTTGGGTCTATGATAGCCGTTAAAGTTATGCCCGTCTTCAATCATAGTAGCTAGGTTATTTCTACCGTCTAAGACTATAACGGCACGATCCCCGCATGGTTCGTATAAATTGCCTGTAATTGGTGAATAGTCTAAATACTGAATATATGCTTTCATGGTAATCCCTTTCAAGTGTTAAGTGTTTACAGTCTATCCCTATCGCTAACGATCCGCAATAGGGACAGAATTATTACTTAATTTTTTCGTTGTCTACTAATTGTTGTAAGTCTAATATTGCTTGTTTTGTATGATCTAAAATATGTTTGATATGACCGTATTGCACTTCGTTATTTGTGAGATGCTGAAATGCTTTAATGGTATCAATCATTAGATCTTGAAGGTAAAGAATGCGACCTTGTTCGTCCATTTTGGTAAGATCTATTAGTGTTAAGCGTTGCATGGTATTCCCTTTCGTATCTACTGTTAATCAATACTGCTTACCCTCTATACTGAGGCTTTGCTACTAATTAGTCTAATTGTATTTTTTAATCGTCTTTGATTCTTAATAGTTTTTAGCTAATTTTCCTGAGCTGAACGATATTACTTTTAGTAATGTTTTGCTGTGTCTTTATACTTAGGGTTTACCCTCGAAAATCGAGATCTTTTCTCGGCAATACTAACCCCTCAACTCAGGCTAAATCGTCTCTAAAGCCTTCTAATCGCTTCCTAGAGGCATCTCAGGGTTTACCCTAGTGTGTCGATAATGTTAGACTATCAAGTGCCAATGCTGATAGGTTTAGGCTATGATCCTAGTGTCAATCTAGGTTTACAGTAATGCACTATATAGGTGCTTCATCGCCTCATACATTCCCGCTATTGACTATGAAGTCTCAATAGTTTTTACCTATGAAGTGTCAACTTAGCTTGACTGTTGCATAAATACAACACTGATGATCTATACAGTGTTGCGTAGAAACAACTGTTGTATAAAAACAACACCGGGGGGAGGGTTCTGTGATGTCCAAGTAAATTGTTGCAGCCGCTATAGCATACAAAATAGTAAAAATGAAGTATATTGCACTGCAATGTAAGTCTTTGAAAGTAAAGGTAATAATAATTAGGGACAGAGTAGCCAATAAAGGGACAGAGTCGTATACGGAATTATCGCTATAGTTTTACGGAATCGGCGCACACGAAGTGGTTTATACCGTAGGGTAAGCGGAGACCTATCAAGCCGATGGAGTCCCGCACCGTAAGGGTCAACATAGTAACTATTCTGTACAAAAACAGGCGATATTGTGTAATATATGATACATTATTGTAAAAAAGTAAGAAACTACTTGACAAAAACGAAAAAGTATGATATAGTTCGCACTATATAGAACTTTGACGATTCGTTAGGGATGATTCGTTAGCGATATAGGATGATTAATATACTTCTTCTATAGAACCCTCTCCTATAGCGAAAAGCCCTATATAGTAGCAAAAGCTACATTTTAACAGTCTTCCCATTAAGGATAAAAGACAATGTCTGATTCTGTCGAAATAAATACTTCCGTTGTCGAAGTAAAAAAAGAGAGACCAAAGTTAGTTCGTCGTAAAGTAGGTCGTCCGCTAAAGAAGGACATTGAGGCGAAAAAGAAGGGAAACCGTGGCAAAGTCGGTAGACCCGCCGGAGACGCAGCAAGAATCAATGAGTTCAAAGCTCGCTTGCTTGGAACCTCCGGAGATAAGATTATTGAGACTTTGATCCACAAAGCATTAGACCCAAACGATAAGGATCAAATCGCTGCATTGAAGATGTGTGTCGATCGTGTCTTACCGCTGTCGATGTTTGACGCAGCGAAGAATAGCGGTCAAACACCACAGATCAGTATCAACATAACAGGGCTAAATAGTCCTACCGTTGATGCCGGTGTCGTCGACATGGTGCAGGAAGAAGATGACGAGTCTTAACTTTCAGCTGCTAAAATGGCAGCAAGAGGTCTTCAAAGACAAGACTCGCTTCAAGGTGATCGCTGCTGGTCGTCGCTGCGGTAAAAGCCGTTTAGCAACGATGATGCTGATCATCAAAGCATTAGAAGCACCGGAGGGGAGCGCCGTACTTTATGTCTCCCCGACGCTCGGTCAAAGTAGACAGATTATCTGGGATAGTCTGTTAGAGATTGGTAAGCCGGTGATTAAGTCGGCACACATCAACAATCTGGACATCACCTTAGTGAATGGTCGTAAGATTCATGTTCGTGGTGCAGATAACAGCGATACCCTTCGTGGTCTCAGTCTGTATTACGCAGTATTAGACGAGTGTGCGTTTATTAAGCAGGACACTTGGGAAAAGATTATCCGAGCATCGCTCTCGGACCGTAAAGGTGAAGCGATGTTTATTTCGACTCCGTCAGGGCGGAATTGGTTCTACGAGATGTACAAACTCGGCGTAGAGCAGGAAGACCCTGAATGGAAAGCATGGCACTTTACGACAAAAGATAATGAGACGATTGACCCAAAGGAAGTGGATGCTGCTCGCAAAACGCTTTCGTCGTTTGCATTTAAGCAAGAATACGAGGCATCGTTTGACAATGCGGGTCAGGAGATCTTCAAGGAAGAGTGGCTTCGATATGGTGAAGACCCGCAGTACGGCGACTATGTTATTGCGATCGACCTCGCTGGATTTGAGGACGTTGCTAAAAATGCGGGCGCTTCAAAGAAACGCCTAGACGAATCCGCAATCGCCATTGTAAAAGTAGAACCACAAGGCGACTGGTTTGTAGAAAAGATTCTACATGGACGCTGGGACATTAAAGAAACAGCGAACAAGATTTTAAGGGTTGTACATGAGTATCAGCCCTCTGCAGTTGGTATCGAGCGTGGAGCCTTAAAGAACGCTGTTGCTCCTTACCTCAACGATTTAATGCGTAAACACAATGTGTACTTCCACATCACTGATTTGACGCATGGCAACAAAAAGAAAACCGAGCGAATCGCTTGGGCGCTACAAGGTAGATTCGAGCATGGCAGAATCACTTTGAACGAGAACGAAGATTGGAGAGAGTTAGTAGATCAGTTGCTCCTCTTCCCAACCGCTAATGTGCATGACGACTTAGTTGACGCATTGGCATACGTTGATCAGCTTGCGGTATCGAACTATCAACAGGATTATGACGACGATGACTACGAAGTATTGGATGTAGTCTCAGGCTATTAAGGAAAATCATGTACGAAAAAGAAAATGAATTTGTTCCTTTAGACTTTGAAAACCTCAGCAAAAACCCTGAAGTTTGGAAAGTCATGAAAGAAGAGATGAACTATCTCAGCGGTGAGTGTTTGATGAAAATCATCACTGCTGCTAAAGAGCAAGGTCTAAAAGACGAAGAAATCTTTTTACCAGCGATGGAAGTAACTGAAGTGGAGTTTGAAGACCCATTCGGCGATTCTACTGAAGACGAATCTGAAGATTAAGGATAATCATGGCTGAGAATATGAACGATAACGTATTTGAAGAACCAACTGAATCCGATCGTGAGATCGTAGACTTCGTTGTATCGCATACTGATCGCTGGAGAGACTGGCGTGATAGCAACTTTTTAGAGGATTGGAAAGAATATGAACGCATTTTTCGAGGACAATGGTCTGCCGAAGATAGAACTCGTGAATCTGAGCGCAGCCGTATTATCTCCCCAGCGACTCAACAAGCTGTGGAAACAAGACATGCGGAAGTTTGCGAAGCCATATTCGGCAATGGAGAGTGGTTTGACATTGCTGACGACTTGGGTGATGCTGACAAACTGGATGTTGAACTCCTTAAACGACAAATCAAAGAAGATTTAGAAAAGGATAACGCCCGAAAAGCCATCTCGCAGATTGAGTTAATGGCTGAGATTTACGGTACTGGTATCGGTGAGATTCTGGTTCAGCGTAAGCCTGAGATGATTCCTACGATGATGCCAATGCCTGACGGCACTGCAGCCTACGGCGTTATGGAAAAAGAGTATACTTGTGTTAAGCTCAGTCCTGTTAATCCGAAGAACTTCCTAATCGATCCCAATGCAACAACAATTGACGATGCGATGGGCGTGGCAATCGAGAAGTATGTGTCGATCCACAAGGTTGTCGAAGGAATGGAAAAAGGTATTTATCGCAAGGCTGACGTACAGCCAGCACCAGAAGATACCGACCTAGAGCCTACTCAACAAGTTACTCAGTTCCAAGACGACAAGGTACTGCTCTTGACCTACTACGGTCTTGCTCCTCGTGAGTATATTGAGCAACTCGAAAATGGTGATGCTGAAGTTGTAGACTTGTTCCCCGAGGACAGCACCGCTGACAAGTACAGTGACCTAGTTGAGTGCATCGTGGTTATCGCTAATGGTAGCACCTTGCTCAAGGCAGAAAAGAATCCTTACATGATGAAGGATCGTCCTGTCGTCGCTTACCAAGACGATACCGTTCCCGGTCGCTTCTTCGGTCGTGGCACTGTTGAGAAAGCCTACAATATGCAAAAGGCTATCGACGCTCAACTTCGTGCGCACTTAGACAGCCTAGCATTGACTACGGCTCCGATGGTAGCGATGGATGCTACTCGTCTACCCCGTGGCGCTAAGTTTGAAGTTAAGCCCGGTAAAGCAATCCTCACAAACGGTAATCCAAATGAAATCATGGTTCCGTTTAAGTTTGGCAACACCGATCCTGCTAACCTGACAACCAGCTCTGTGTTTGAGCGTATGTTGCTCCAAGCCACTGGTACTGTCGACGCAGCTGGACAGCCCTCACCGTCTACTCGTGATTATCCACAAACCTCAATGTCGGTTGCTGGAATCATCAAGAAGTATAAGCGGACGCTGATGAACTTCCAAGAGGACTTCTTGGTTCCATTTATCAAAAAAGCTGCGTATCGTTTCATGCAGTTTGACCCGGAGCGTTATCCATCAACTGATCTTAAATTTATACCGACGGCTACTTTAGGCATCATTGCCCGTGAATACGAGCAACAACAGCTTATTGCGTTGCTACAGACTCTTGGACCTAATACTCCTGTATTGCCGATGATTCTAAAAGGTATTATTTCTAGCTCTAGTTTACCAAATCGCCTCGAAATGGAAGCTACTTTGGATCAAATGATGCAGCCTAACCCACAACAACAGGAGCTACAAGCGGTTCAAACCCAGCTTGAAGTAGCTGCAGCACAGGCTCAAATCGCTAAACTACAGTCCGAAGCCGTAAAAAACAACGCTTCAGCTCAGAAAGATGTAGTTGAGACCCAATTGATGCCGGCAGAGACCCAAGCGAAGGTAATTAGTGGTTTAAGCCAGAATATTCGTGGTCAAAACACCAGCGGAGAGTTTGAGCAAAGAGCCAAGATTGCTGAATTAGCCCTCAAAGAAGAGGATATTAAGAGCAATGAGCGTATCGCTACGCTACAAATGTTGCAAAAACAATCAAAAAGTGCTTGACATTTTAACAAAACTGTGGTAATATCAGCCACAGTGTTGTAATTTAACAACACAGTTCCCAATAAAGGAGAAAACTGTGGACAAAGAACTACAAAAGTATTATGACGACCGCTTTTCAATGATGGCAACGCAGGGTTGGTTAGACTTAGTCGCCGACCTCAAGGAAATGCAAAAAGCCGTTGACAACTTGATGAGCGTTCCAGATGAAAAAACGCTGTTTTTCCGTAAAGGACAATTAGACATCATTTTATGGGTGCTAACCTTACGAGATACATCAGCAAAGGCTTACGAGCAACTTCAGAACTCGTCGGGAGACGCTTCAGATGCCTCGTAGGTTGTTCGACTTCCGTTGTGAAGCCGGACACGAACAAGAAAAGCTAGTGGAGTTTGACACCGTTAGCGTTCCTTGTCCGGAGTGTGGCTTGACCGCACATCGCCAATTATCAACACCTCGTATCAACCTCGAACCGTTTACTGGGATCTTTCCTAGTGCAACGAGTAAGTGGGAGAAACGAAGAGCTGAGAAGTTGGCACAAGAGCGTAAGCTCAATAGAGACAAAGATACTGCGTAAGCACCTTTGTTATTTTATAAATCCTACAATCACTTTGTGACAGGAGCATTATTATGGCTGAATTTGTTGAAGAAAACGAACTGCAAGAAGGAAACTTTGACCAGATTGACGAAGTAAAACAGGAACAACCTCAAGAGTCACGACAGACTCAAGAGACTCCAGTTGAAGAACCAAAACAGGAAGTCATTCCTGACAAGTACAAGGGCAAGTCACTAGAAGACATCGTTAAGATGCACCAAGAAGCTGAAAAGCTCATTGGACGACAAGCACAAGAAGTACATGAGGTTCGTAGTCTAGCTGATCAACTCCTCAAGCAACAACTCGATGCGAAGCAACAGAAACAACCTGAATCAGAACCAGAAGAAGATTTTTTTGTTGATCCAAAACAGGCTGTAAACAAAGCTGTCGATCAGCACCCTGCGGTTCTTGAAGCAAAACAAGCAGCACTCGAAATGAAGAAGATGAAGATTGCACAACAGTTGCAGTCTAAGCATCCTGATTACATGGACATAGCGCAAAACACTGACTTCCATGAGTGGGTTAAAGCAAGCCCAGTGCGAATTGATTTGTTTACCAAGGCAGATACTGAATTTGACTTCCCTGCCGCTGATGAATTGCTAAGTACTTATAAAGAACTCAAGCAAATCAAAGCAGCGCAGCAGCAACAACTGTCAAATGCAGTCGAAACCAAGGCTCAAGAAACGGCATTACGTGCTGCAGCAGTCGATGTTGGCGGATCCGGTGAAGTGAGCAAAAAGATTTACAGACGGGCTGACCTTATCAAATTGAAAATGACTGATCCTGATCGGTATATGGCGCTACAAGATGAAATTATGGCTGCCTATGCTGAAAACAGGGTTAAATAACTTAATCTTAGGAGATTTATAAAATGGCATTAGGTACTAACCACGTAACCGCAGCTCGTGCGGCAACGTTCATTCCAGAAATCTGGTCTGACGAAATCGTAGCAGCTTACAAAAAGAATTTAGTTGCTGCTAATTTGTTCAAAAAGATGTCCTTCAAGGGCAAGAAGGGTGACACCGTTCACATTCCAGCTCCTGTTCGTGGCTCTGCTAACTTGAAAGTTGCTGAAACTCAAGTTACTTTGAACGCAAACACCGAGTCTGAAGTACTCGTATACATCAACAAGCACTATGAATATAGCCGCTTGATCGAGGACATCGTCGAAGTTCAGGCATTGTCTTCGCTCCGCCAGTTCTACACTGATGACGCTGGTTATGCTCTCGCTAAGCAAGTTGACACCGACTTAGTTCGTTTAGGTCGTGGTGCTAACGGTGGCGACGGCACAGCTGCTTATGACAAGGCTTACAAAGGTGACGACGGTACGACTCTGTACACCGGCACTGCTGCTGCTTTGACTGCTGCTGCTATCCGCCGTACCATTCAGCGCTTGGACGACAACGATGTTCCAATGGACGGTCGTTTCTTCATCATCCCCCCATCAAGCCGTAACACATTGCTTGGCTTAGACACTTTCACCACCTTCAATAGCGTTGGTGAGGCTGCTTCTGCTAACAGCATCCGTAACGGTATGATCGGCGACATCTACGGTGTATCCGTATATGTAACCACCAATGCTGACGCTGCAACTGATGGCGACCGCATTGCTTTGATGGCACACAAGGACTTCGCTGTTCTCGCTGAGCAAGTAGCTGTTCGCAGCCAAACTCAGTACAAGCAAGAGTACTTGGGTACGCTCTTCACTGCTGACACCCTCTACGGTGTTGCAGAGTTGCGTGATACTTCCGCTATCGCTCTAGCTGTTCCAGCCTAATTATAGGCTTCAAGGTCCCTCTTCGGAGGGGCTTTGTTTAAGGGTATTCAATGAGTATCTTTAAACAAATAGAGGAACTACTACATGGCAATTTATAGAGGTTCTGGCGGTTCATTAGACGGACAAACCGAATCATTGAGCTTTCCGGTCTCCATATCGCAAGGCGGTACTGGACAGACAGACCCGAACAAAGCCTTCAATGCTTTAGCGCCTACACAACAATTTAACAGCGGTAAGTATCTCAAGACTAACGGTACGAATACCTCTTGGGACGATATCGTTGTAAGCACTGACGACATCAGTGGTGTTTTAGCTGTGTCTAACGGCGGTACTGGCGCATCTGATACAGAAACAGCCCGCACCAATTTAGGGCTTGCTATTGGAACTGATGTCCCTAGTCCTACAGGCACAGGCGCTTCTGGAACTTGGGCGATTGATGTTAGTGGAAACGCTACAACGGTTACTAACGGTGTTTACACTACCGGTAATCAGACAATTGCTGGTATCAAAACATTCTCTTCTACGATTGTAGGAGACATTAACGGTAATGCAGGAACTGTAACCAATGGAGTCTATACTTCCGGTACATATTCCAATCCTAGCTGGATTACATCGTTAGACGGCAGTAAACTAACCGGAACAGTAGTAGCAACAAACGGAATTGTATCTACTGGATCGTATGCTGATCCTGCGTGGATTACTAGCATCGCTGGTTCTAAAGTTAGTGGCGATATTAGCGGCAACGCAGCCAATGTTACAGGCACTGTAGCAGTCGCTAACGGTGGTACAGGCGCTACAACAGCATCTAACGCTCGTGTAAACTTGCTTCCAAGCTACACCGGTAATGCTGGTAAAGTTTTAGGATTAAACGGAACTGCAACCGATGTTGAATGGGTTAGCAGTGCTGGATCTGGTTCTGTTACAAGTGTTGGTTTAAGCGCTCCTACAGGATTTACGGTAACTGGTTCTCCTATTACTTCTGCGGGAACCTTAGCATTAGCGTTTGACACTGGTTATTCGTTACCGACAACGGCAAAGCAGTCAGACTGGGACACAGCCTATACCGATCGCCTCAAGTGGGATGGCGGCTCTACAGGACTAAATGCTTCTACTGCAAGAACCAGCCTTGGCTTAGTCATTGGCACAGATGTTCAAGCCTATGACGCACAATTAGCAGATGTCGCTGGATTAACCCCTACAGATAATGGGGTTATTATTGGCAATGGTTCTAATTTTGTGGTAGAATCCGGTAGTACACTGCGTAGTTCGATTGGTTTATCGATTGGTACAGATGTTCCCAGCCCAACTGGAACTGGTGCAAGTGGTACTTGGGGTATCAGCATCACAGGCAATGCCGCTACAGTTACCAATGGCGTGTACACAAACGGAAGCTATGCAGACCCAAGTTGGATTACATCTTTAGCAGGATCAAAGATTAGCGGTAACATTAGTGGTAATGCAGCAAATGTCACAGGCACTGTGGCTGTTGCAAACGGTGGAACCGGTGCTACGACATTGACTGGTTATGTAAAAGGTAATGGAACGTCGGCGATGACAGCATCAGCCACGATTTCTGGTTCAGATATTAGTGGCGGTACAATTGACGGAGGAACGTATTAATGCCAACAACTATTGTAATTAAAAACAGCTCAACGGCTGGCGCAGTCCCAACAGCGGGGCAGCTAGTTCAGGGCGAGTTAGCAGTTAACGTAACAGATCGTAAGATTTTTACCGAGACTTCTACTGGCACTGTCGTTGAAATCGGCGGCGGCGCTCGTGGTAGCGGTGCAGACGATATTTTTTACGAGAATAGCAAAACTGTTAATGGTAACTACACCATTAGCACAAACAAGAATGCAATGTCTACCGGTCCAATCACGATTGCATCAGGTGTTTCTGTAACTGTTCCTAGCGGTAGTCGCTGGGTTGTTCTATAAAGGATAAATCATGTCTAGTGTTGTAATTTCAGGGGATACAAGCGGTGCTATTACAATGGCTGCACCGGCTGTTGCTGGTTCTAATACCCAAACTTTAGTCGCAGCTACAGGCACTCTTGCTCCGTTGATTGCTGGAACTGCACAAACCGCATCAGGAAGCTCAGTAGATTTTACTGGTATTCCATCTTGGGTAAAGCGTATTACTGTAATGATTAACGGATTGTCTTATGCTGCTGCTGGCGCTGGTGTAATTCAGATTGGAACTAGCTCAGGTCTTACAACAACTGGATATTCAACCCTAAATACTGGATTAAATACAACACCAACAATTAGTGTTACAGCTATAACTAATGGGTTTTCAACACTTGCAACTTCTGCAGCTGCAGCTGTTGTTGTGGGCAAATTTGAAATAGTAAATATAAATGGCAATACATGGCTTTGTACTGGTACTTCATCACGATTTACGGATGCAGTTACTAATATTACAAACGGAGCTGTTGCATTATCAGGAACTCTTGACCGACTTTCATTAGTAGCTACCACTAGCACATTTGATGCTGGCACTATTAACATTTTGTATGAATAAGGAATAAATCATGGAACGGATTGAAGTAAATGTACAAACTGGTGAGCAAAAAGTGGTTCAATTGACTGCTGAAGAAATCGCTCAAGCACAAGCACAATACGCAGAATGGCTTGCTAATCAGCCCACCAAAGAAGACCGAATTGCTGAACTTCAAGCACAAATTGATGCCTTGAAAGGAAATTAATATGTCCGTAACCTTAAACGCATCCACATCAAGCGGTTTAGTACAAACTGCTGATACAAGTGGAACAATTGAACTACAAAGTAATGGCACTACTAAACTGACTGTAGCTTCAGGCGGTGTTACTGCTAATAATTTGTCGTTAAACAGCACAGCTATTACTTCTTTTGGTGGCGGTGTAATTACTAGCGGAACTGTTGTATCTGCAAGCAGTACATCGGTTGACTTTACTGGAATACCTAGCTGGGTAAAAAGAATTAGTGTTATATTTGCTGGAGTTTCAGGAAGCGGCACTAGTTCTGTTTTAGTTCAACTTGGAATTAGTACTGGCGTAGTTACTTCAGGTTATGTTTCTACATCTATTAGTAGCGGTGGTGGAACTACTGCTTCTACTACTGGATTTGCTATGCAAAACGCAACGGCTTCTAATACTATGTCAGGAATAATGACAATTACATTGTTTGATACTAACGCATGGGTTTCAAGTCATAGTGCTAAAAACTCTACAACAATAACTTGTAATGGTGGCGGTAATGTTACAAATATTGGTGGCACACTAGACCGCATCCGCATCACCACAGTAAACGGAACAGATACCTTTGACGCTGGCACAATCAACATTCTTTACGAGGGCTAATATATGGCAATTATTTTAAATGGCGATACTGGTATTAGTAGTATCGGTGCTTTATCAGGAGTGACCTCTATATCAGCGACAAACGCTGCATTAACTGGTATTACTTCTGTTGCCAGCAACGCTGCCGATACTCCGGTAATTCTACAAGATAGTTCATCAAATTCTGCTACTTGCCGAGCATGGGTCAATTTTGATGGAACAGGCACTGTAGCTATTCGTGCAGATTTTAATGTAAGTTCCATTACTGATGACGGAACGGGTCAATATACAATTAATTTTACGAACGCTTTGCCTGATACAAGCTATGCTGCATCTGGTATCTGTCAAGGTAGTAGTAATGGATATGTGCAAGAGCCACAAACGCAATCAAAATCTACATCGGCTATTAAAATTAATACAATTACAAACGCAAATGTGGCTTTTGATGCAGCTAATGTGTATTTGATAACATTTCGTTAGGAGAAATAAATGAACCAAAGAATAATTTTCCCCAATGACGAAGGTGGTGTATCTATCCTAGTTCCTTCACACAATTGGCAAGGCACTATGGAAGAACTAGCCGCTAAAGATGTGCCTGCTGGAAAACCATACAAAATTGTGGATGTTGCTGACATTCCTACAGACCGCACATTCCGTAACGCATGGGAGTATCAAGAATGATTACGATTAACTTTGACAAAGCTAAAGAAATTACCAAAGACCGCTTAAGAGCAGAGCGTAAGCCTTTGCTAGAAGCCCAAGATGTAGCGTTTCAACGGGCTTTAGAAAGCGGTGCTGATACTTCTGCGATTGTTGCTGAAAAACAACGATTAAGGGATGTAACTCAGTTAGTAGATTCAGCTACTACGCTTGAAGAACTTAAGCAAATTTCCATCTAATAAGAGAAAATTATGGCTCACCACGTTGACGAGGGAGTTAAAGTAATCGGCGATGCAGTATCAATTGCTACCGTTCTTGGTACTTTAGCTCAGATACTACCCGCCATTGCAGCATTGTTCACAATCATCTGGACTGGATTTCGGATTTATGAAACAGAAACTGTCCAAGGTTGGTTAGGTAAAAAGAAAGGTAAAAACAGTGAAAAAGACTAAAGCAGAAAAAAAGATTAGTAAAGTAATGCGTGAGTACAAAGCTGGTGAACTCAATATCGGTAAATCGCCAAAGAAAGTAACTTCTCGCAAGCAAGCAGTCGCTATCGCTTTAAGTCAAGCTGGTATGTCCAAGCCAGTGAAGAAAAAGAAATGAAGCAAGGACTTTACGCCAATATCGCAGCAAAGCGTCGTCGTATCGCTGCAGGATCAGGCGAGAAGATGCGTAAGCCCGGAACTAAAGGCGCTCCTACTGCTAAAGACTTTAAAGATGCTGCTAAAACAGCTAAGAAGAAAAAATAATGATTAAGAAGGGTAAAGAGACATTTTCTGGCTATAATAAGCCTAAAAGAACTCCAAACCATCCTACTAAGTCACACGCTGTGTTGGCTAAGTCTGGAGACCAAGAAAAGCTGATTCGTTTCGGTCAGCAAGGCGTTAAAGGGGCAGGATCGAATCCTAAAACCTCATCTGAAAAGGCACGCCAAAAGAGTTTTAAAGCTCGTCATGCGTCGAATATCGCTAAAGGCAAGATGTCTGCAGCATATTGGGCGGATAAAGTTAAGTGGTAAAAATTTTATAAAAAACACTTGCTTTTTTCCTAAATTTGTGATAGGATAACGATTAAATGGCTACCTATGTTGATGTTGTAAATAATGTACTGACTCGCTTGCGTGAGCCTGTAGTCACGTCTGTAAACGATAGCACCTATGCAAAACTCATTGGTATCATGGTGAATGATGCTAAGCGTGAAGTAGAAGATGCCTATGATTGGAATGCTTTAGGATCTACAGTAACGGTAACAACGACTGCAGGAACTTATAACTATACTTTAGTTGGTTCTAAGACTCGTTTTCGTGTTATCGATGTGTTAAATGATACGTCGAACTATACACTGCAGTATGCTCCTACGCATTGGATGAACCAACAGTTTTTATTGACGACACAAGGAACGAACTCTCCTTACTACTATAACTTTAACGGTGTAGACAGTAACGGAGACACACAGGTTGATTTATTCCCTGTTCCTAATTCAGTATTTACAATTCGATTTAACATGACTGTACCGCAGCCTGATTTGACTTCAGACAGTACAGTTATCAAAGTACCTGATCATCTTGTTGTTCAATTAGCGTATGCTAAGGCTATTGCAGAGCGTGGAGAAGATTCCGGTATTAGTTCCATTGAGGCTTATAGTTTATATAGAAGTTCTTTGGCAGATGCGATTGCAATTGAACGCAATCATTATCTCGAAGAAGTTGAGTGGATTAATCCATAATGGCTGAACAAATTGTTACCTCGTCGATTGTAGCGCCGGGGTTCAAAGGTGTTAACACTCAGGATTCGAGTGTAACCCTTGAATCAGGTTATGCGACCATCGCAGAAAACTGCGTGATTGATAAATTTGGTCGTATCGGAGCTAGAAAGGGCTGGAGTCCTGTTAATGCTACTAGCGTTGCGTTAAGCACTGCGTCAATACGCACAATCGTTGAGATGGTAAAAGAAGACGGTAATGTTGTATTAACGGCTGGTAACAATAAGTTATTTAGCGGTACGACAACACTGACACAATTAGCTGTTAGAAACAGTGCCAATACTGCTGATCTGTCGTATACGATTACGGATGATCACTGGAGTATCGGTGTACAGCCGTATAGTACAGGCAAGAATGCTTCTGCTCATGCGTATTTAGCTCAAGCAGGGCATCCAACATTAATATATCATAAATTGCCTTTAGTTGGAACTGGTGCAACGATTACGGTTACTAACGTAACTGGTGGTGGTAAGATTAGCACCTTTACAGTAACGACTGGCGGTTCTAACTGGTTTGTAGGCGATACCGTTACTGTGACAGGCGGTACAGGCTCTGGAGCTACCTTTACTGTTGCGTCTGTTAGTGGAACTGCAGTTGCAACACTGACAATGACCAACGATGGTACTGGTTATACTGTCAACGATGTATTGACTTTAGTAGATACACCCGGACAACATACTCATGAGGGAAGCTACGGATTACAACGATTAGGCGATGTCGGTAGCCTACCAGCGGGGTATACGACTGACACATTTACCCCTAACATTGCTCTAGCAGCTTACGGTCGTATTTGGTATGCTGACATTGTTAATGATAGACAGACAGTCTATTTTAGTGATCTGAATAGTGGATCTGCATTAACTGGCGGATCATCAGGCTCGTTAAATATTGCTGATATTGTGCCTGACGGTGATCCGATTGTAGCACTGGCGGCACACAACGGTTATTTAGTGATATTCTGTAAACATCACATTGTTTTGTATAACAAAGCAGATGATGTTACAAATATTGCACTGCAGGACTTAATTAAAGGAATCGGTTGCATTGCACGAGATTCCGTAGCACTTGCAGGAACAGACTTAGTATTCTTGTCTAATGGCGGTGTACGGTCGTTATTACGTACGATTCAGGAGAAATCCTCACCGATTCGTGACATCAGTGCTAATGTTCGTGATGATTTGATGCGGTATATCGACGCTGAGACAGCAAAACAAGTCAAGAGCGTTTATTACGAAAAAGACGCATTCTATGCGATCTCTTTCCCAACATCGAATATCGTGTATTGCTTTGATGTTCGTGGTGTATTAGAGAACGGCGCATCGAAAACGACGACATGGTACACAAAGATTACAGCATTCTTTCCGACAGTTGGTCGTTTGTTGTATTTAGGTAAAGATGGTTACATTGGTAATTATACCGGATACACCGACAATGGTGCTTCCTATCGCATGAGCTACTATACCAATTGGTTTGACTTTAATCAACCAACGGTAGAAAAGATTCTCAAGCGTATCGGCATTACCTTTATCGGCGGTCGTGGAGTCAATGTATCGCTAAAGTGGGCTTTTGATTACAGCGATTCATATCAAAGTCAGGTATACACTTTAGCAAACCCATCCGTAGCAGAATACGGCATCGCTGAGTACGGAATTGCTGAGTATACTGCTGGTGTTGTATTTGATAACACAACAACACAAGTAGGCGGCACAGGAAGAGTAATTCAGATTGGAATTGAAGCAATGATCGTTGGTTCAGAACTATCAGTGCAAAAAATGGATTGCTATGTAAAACAAGGACGGATTAGATAATGGCAAACTACGTAAAAACTACTAATTTCGCAGTAAAAGATACTCTCTTAACTGGTAATCCAGCAAAGCTAGTAAAAGGAACTGAGATCAATACTGAGTTTGATAACATTGCTACCGCAGTGCAAACTAAGATTGATACAAACAATCCTACCTTTACTGGAACTATGTCAGGCGGAACTATTGACGGTGGAACATACTAAAGTACCGGTAGTTATTCGAGATAACTATGTAATGTATTTAGAGTTCTACGAAAACTTACTCTGGTTTCATACCGATGTAAAAAAGTGGAATAGTAAAGTTAAAAAACAATTTTTAGAAGATTTAAATTTATTGCAGTATTTAGTAAATGTACCATTAATGGCTTATATTGAAGATTCTAATACAAAACTAGCCAAGTTTGCTCAATTAATAAATTTTGAGAAAGATACAAATATTATGTTAGAAAACGGCGAAAAAGCTACAATTTTTATACGGAGTAAATAATCATGGGTCAGCTAGTTGGTAATGTTCTTGGAACTCTTGGAGGATTTATCTCCGGAGGTAAAGCCTCTGACGCAGCGGCAAATACAGCTAGAAATTTAGAAGCAGCAGGAGCGAGAGCCGCAGAAATGGCTCGCTTTCGTCCTGTCGGAATTAGGACGAGATTCGGTACATCTAATTTTGGTTTTGATAGTGCTGGTAATCTCAGCAGCGCTGGTTATACCTTATCTCCAGAAGCTCAAGCATTACAAGATTATTTCATGTCCCAGACTACTGCGGGACAAGCAGACACAGCTAATCTACTGAGTCTTGGTCGTGGTTATATTTCCGAAACTCCAGCTGAAGCAACTCGTCGGTATTATCAACAACAACGAGAGTTAATCGCTCCCGGTGAAGATTTTGCTTATAATCGCATTAAATCTAATCTACAGAGAACTGGTCGTGGCGGTTTAGCTGTCGGTCAAGGCGGTGATCTCGCAGCAGCTAATCCAGAACTTCAAGCATTTTATAATGCCATTGCTCAACGAGATAGAGAACTAGCACGACAGTCTGAACTAGCCGCTAGAGAGCAAATTACATTTGGTCAAGGACTTTTGAGTTCTGCTTATAGCCCAATTGCAACTCCACTTGGCTATGCAACAACTATAGAAGAACTGGGTCAAACCCCATTGCGTTTAGGCTCAAGTTTAGGAACATCTTCCGCAAACGCTGGCGCTCAAGCCGGAAATCTGTTATTTAGCGGTGCTAGAGCCGCAGCGCCGTTCTCTTATCAGAATATGGCATATAGTCCATTAGGAACAGCATTAAGTGGTTTTGGTAGTACTTTCAGCGGCGGCGGTGGAAGTGGAGGAGGCTTATTTGGAAGTTTAGGAAATTGGTTTACTAGACAATCAAATCAAGCTAGTCCAGATTTTGTCGGACCGATATACTAATAAGGATTTTATATGGCACAAATAGTAAACAGTTTATTTGGTATTGATCCGGCAGCGTTACAAGCTCAGCAAGAAAAACAAGATGTTGATGTAGCTTATCGTTTTGCTCAGCTTGACCCAATGCAGCAAGCTCAATTCGCCATTTATCGTGGCGGGGCTGGACTTGGTCGTAATGTTAGTGGATTTTTAGGCGGTGACGAGCAAATGCAACGAGCAACCCAGATTCGTCAACTAGCTTCACAGTTTGACATTACCAGCGAAGAAGGTCTGCGTCAGTTTGCTCAGGCTGCTGCTAATATTTCACCTGAAGTTGCGCAAGCAGCAATTAAGCGTGCTGATGAGATTAAAACTACTGGATTAAAACAAGCTGAGTTGCAAACACAAGCAATTCGTAATATTTCTGCAACCACTGCCGAAAAAATTAAACAAGTCGGACAAACTCCTGATGGTCGTCAAGTTTATCAAGCCGGCGATGAACAATATATGCTAGCTGAAGGAGGAAAAAGAGTTCCTTATTACGGATCGTTGCAAGGTAAAACGGCAAAAACTGAAGTTAATCTTGGCGGTTTAACTGATTTATTTGCAAAGAAAGAAGCTGCAGCTGGCGGCAAAGCTGTTCCTGAACAGATTACTAAAGCACAAGATGCGTTGTCAGCTAATTCTAAAGTATCTCGTGATATTGCTGAAGTTGAGCGTATTTTACCAAATGCCTTTACTGGTCAGTTTGCTAACTTTTCTAAGACTG